CCTGATGCCTTCAGGCTTCCCTCAATCTGAAGGTTTACATTCTTCTTTGCCATTATGTTTGTGTCACCGTTGATCTGAATGTTGCCACCATTCATAGTGATGTTGACAGGTCCATCCACAATCAAATTCAAACCCTGTCTTCCAGCGATATACACCTTTTTGTCGCCGTAAACTATTTCGTAGTCATCACCTACTATTCTTTGTACTCGGGTTCCATCTGGATTTTCTTTCCAACCGTTTGCTACTTCAGTAAACGATCCCGAAGAATGGAACTGATGTATTCTTTCTGCGCCTGGTGTATCGTCCCATTCTTCGACATGACCGCTTTCCGTGTATCGTACATGATTTTTTGGATACTTTGCCGCATACGGCGTGGGTGGCTCTGCCCATGTGAATCCACCAGCAATGTCTGGTGTGCTTGCCACGCTCTTGACCACGGTTTCGGTCTTGTGCGCGACAACGGTAGACTTCATTTGGTCTTCTTTGTTGTTTCGTGCAAGCCTATTTGTGTCTTGTTCTCCTACAACAGACACCCCCATCGGAAACTGCTTTGCCTCCACACCATCTGCGGTCGCAGGATATCGACCACTAGGATCATTAAATCCTTTGGATGGATCCGGATTGTTGAACGGAATTCCTCCAAAAGATCCAATAATGACGGGATCTTGAGCCTCGCCTCCGTCACGAAAGAATCCGAAAACATGAGAACCCACAAGAAGTCCAGTTGGAGATGTGCCTATTCCAGAAACCGCTGCGCTGGTAATGGGCTGCATGGGGAATGCCCACGGTAGTCCACTTGTCGGCAGTTCTGTCAGATCGCTGCTGTGATATCCAAAAACACGAACCCGACATCGACCAAGATATAGAGGGTCGTCAATATCTTCGACAACTCCGTGCCACCAAACAAACGATTCTGTTCCCAAGAATTTAGACATCATACCCCCATAAACGATTTCGTCAACTCAAATCTGCAAGTATACGCTTTGCCCAATATGTGCTTGATTGCTGTAATCATGTACCGCCCGCTCAAGTTCTTGTCGTCCGTGTTATCATAAGCCTGCGAGTCAGCCGCAATTTTAGGAACCGTCAATTCCACAATGTCTCCTACCCGTCTTCGTGAATCACCAAAAACATTGATTGCCACTTTTTGCCCCGAAATGAGACTGTTGGCGTGAAATCGCCTCTTCAAATACAACAACTCTACATTGCTGTTGTCTATTATGTTGTTCACGCTGTTCCACGCTGTGTATGGAGTAGCAGGAGAATAGCACAAAGTTGCCGAACGCTTGAAAAGTTCTTCCGCAAAGGGGTCGGTGGTTTCAAAATGTGGACGGGTTCCGGTCTTCTTTATCTTCTCAAAAACTTCTGGTTCTCGAAAATCCACAGTTCGTGTCTGCTTTCGCAATAGATCATGCACCAACAGAGAAGACGAAACCTTTCCTCCTCTAAAATTCTCTACCATATCAAAACGAGACAATTCTACCAAATCCTGTATCTTATGGTATCTGGCTGGCAGAACCGTGGAACCAACTGAAGCGGGAGAAGCCGACTGCGTATTCTCGTCCAAGAACAGATTTCCCGTGTTGAAGAAATACTTGATGACTGACGATTGCCCGCTTTCAATCATGGTAGACAAAGACTTGAAGGTGAATCCATCTATACGCTCAAAAAAGAAAAACGGACTGTAATCATCGCCTGTCTGATTCACTGCTTTACTCGTCAACCAGTTGATTGCATCGAATGGTTTGAGAATTCGTGGCAAAACAAAAGAGTAGTTGTCCTTTGTCTCCTCCAAATCAAGTTTTCCACTCCACACTGATGAATCAAAATGCTTTTCGAATACCGAACACACCATGCTAGAAACTGAACCGTAAAGGTGATATCCACACAGATGGGTGCTGTTTTGATAACCGCCCTCACTTATGAGATGAATGGTATACTTCTGACTCTTTCCGTTTTGGTCGATATCCTGATTGTCTAACTTGTAGACACGAAAAGACATCTTCACCGGCTGAATGGCGTCAATATCGGTCTTGAACTCCAATTCAACCTTTTCCTGTCCTCGTATGGGCAAATACTCTGGTATATTCAAGCCATCGGTCATGTGTATCTTGGCTGTCACGGTGCTTGAAAACAAGTCTTCGAATATCTCTATGTGACTGAACAATCCGGCAAGATCAATGTTCACATTGCTCTGTGTTGATGTCATAGACAGGGTGTTTAGTTTGTAATCACCCGCCTTCAGTATTGAAGAACCTGTATCGGTGCTATATGCGCTCAAAGTTTCGCTCCAAGAAGTGAATCAAGTTCCTTTACTGCTTGCTTCTTGAATCTTGGGTGCAACACACGAATAGTTCGTTTAGAGTTGTTCACATTGTTTTCGTGCGCGTAGTTCGAAACCGCATACTGATTTATCTCGCCGCCAGAAATACCCATGTATCTTCCGATATAGGTTTCCCATAGGCTGACAATTCCAGCGCCAGAATAGTTTATACCGTCAGTTCCTGTGGGGAACGGGGTTTCCGAAAGACCAACCGAGCCTTTGAGAGAATCAAAATCATTGGTTTGATACGAGAACGGATCAAGATTAACAGAGTTGTTTGCACCGTAGTCTGCTGTCGATCCTTTTTCCGCCTCAAAATGATTCAGGGAGTACACACCCACATCTACCCGATGAATCTTCACTGTTTGTTCATTGTTTGCAGTGGTCAAAACTGCATTTCCCGCGGTAAATCCGTTTGAAGACACATGAATTCGACAATACTGAGGATCGTACTGAACCACGGAGTCAGAAATTGAACCTTGTGTCAGCGTGGCACCAGAGTAGAGATCAGAATTGTACAAGAATGTATCATCGGTCTTGGTGAAATAAACACGATACCCTTTGTGCTTTCGGTTTATGTACGCATCCAACGCTGTTTGCGACTTGTACCAATCGTGATACGGGTCCATTATCTCGTTGCACAACAATACAATCCAGTGAAATGTGGGGCTGCCGTACACTCGCTCTGCAATGTGCTCAGGCTTTTCCCCGTCCTTTATGTCGTAAGACACAAAAACCGAACTTTCGTTCTTCACGGTTTCTGTGAGTGCTATTCTTCGGAGCAAGTTTCGGACATATACAAACCGCAGGCTTGAAGAATTCAAGCCAGTGGGATACTGCATTATTGGAAACTTCGAGAAGTATGACATCAGTACCCCTTATCAACGGCTTCGCGTGTCAAGGTTTCTATTTCCTGAAAAGACATGGTTAGCGTGACTGCTGTTGGAGCATTGTCTCTGAATGTGGAGAAGACTCCGTTTACCGAATAGTCAACAGTTATAGATGAACAGGCTAGTCTAGCAATTTTTGGAATATACTCGTTCTCAACAAATCCACCGTAATTAGGATTCGGATTGGTGGACAAGAATCTGACAGTGAACTCAGCAGGAGCACGAAGAATGATCTTGGCACTTGATCCTTCTTTGCCAATCAGTTCTTCATCATACGATGGATTGGCATGATATCGGAATGTCTCAATCATGTCCTTTATTTGCTGCGCCTCATCTGAATTCTTCGGATAAAATTCCCAAGAGAATGAAAAAGTTCTGAAGTCCTTGGCTTTAAACACCTTCTCCAAGCGAGGATTCAAAACAAGCCCACTGATAGCACCAAATGCGCCACCTTGTCCAATTTTGTTTGCTCCAACGATTGCAGCAGCAACTGTTCCTTGGGCTATGCTGTCTGTGGTGGAATTCATTGCATCCAATGCTCCGCTCACAGCAGCACCAGATGCGTCCTCGTAAACAAATGTGTCTTCATTTCCGATCTTTGTGCACATAGGCAGATAAATGGACACCATTTGATCATACTTTGGTTGATTCTGCAAAGCCTTTGCGATAGCAATCACACCGCCAACGGCGACTCCAGCAGCACCACCGGTTTTAAGACCATCAAGCGCAGAACGCTTCCAATTTTTGCCTGATGCAAGAGAACTGATTGCCTGTGCACCACCTGCAAATAGTCCTGCCTTGATACCTGCTTCAAGAGCACTAGTCTCTTCAAGCACATTGTTGACTCGACTATTGACCTGCTGTCTTTCGTCTTCGTCCATAGTGACCGCACCGCCATCACCACTTATTTCTGCATCAAGTGCAGTTACGCGAGTCTGATACGATGCTATTGTCTGCTCCATGATGGCACGGGCTTCTTGGGGATTCTGCTGAAGCAGTGTTGCCAAGTCATCGTTCACGGACGGATTTACGGTCTTGAGCAATTTCTTGTCGTACAGCACCTCCTGAATAGCCTGTGTGGTCTGAGGATCAAGATTTTGAAACCCGTCTGCGTTGAATTGACCTTGTTGTATCAGATCGTTCATGGTGCTCAAAACCTGAACATTCTTCTCACTCTCGGCTTTAGAATCCGTTAGTTCCTTGGATTCCCACCTCCAAAAAATCTTGAACTGCATAACATGAGGATATTGACCCGATCCTATTTCAGACGGATAGCGAATAAGAGTTGGACGCTTGCGAGAACCTTTTTGGGACGGAGGGGTGTTCTCAAGAGCGTTAACAATGTCGTCGTTGGTGTAATTGAGAACCTGCCGCGCAGAAAAAAGATTTGTTGGGCGATTGGATGCCGCGACAGCGCGATCTGCGTCTGCCTGCTGCGATTGGGGTAGGACTATCGGTTGTGGCTCTTTGGGCATCAGGATTCCTGTTTTGGCGGTTCTACATATTTATGTATGGCTTACAAAGGCTTTTTTTCCCCCACCAATCCCTCCAAATACATAGGCGATCCTACGAAGATCATGTACCGATCCATGTGGGAGCGCAAGTTTATGAAATACTGCGATACGAGTTCCAATGTGATTCGGTGGGCATCCGAAGAGGTGGTGATTCCGTATGTGAGTCCCCTTGACCACAAGGTACACCGATACTTCGTAGATTTCTTGGTCGAAATCCGAATTCCAACAGGAATCAAAACTTGGTTGGTTGAGATTAAACCCAAAAAACATTGCTCTGAGCCAAAGAAAAAGTCTAGAGTTACCCGTGGTTACATCACCGAGGTAAAAACTTGGGTAGTGAACTCCGCAAAATGGAAGGCAGCGAAACAAGTTTGTGACGCAAAGGGTTGGGAGTTCAAAATACTGACGGAAGACGATCTTTTCAGGAAGCCCGCGTGATGGAACAACAGGAGATCAGAAAAATATTGGAAGAAACTCTGTCTTCTCTTGGAGGATCAGACAGAACATACACTGAACTCATCAAGGCTCTTACCAAAGACAAAACTCTAAAGTTTGCCAGCAGACCACTACCGGGGCAGATGCTGTTTTTCAAATATGAACCGGTGGACGAAGGATTTCTCAACAAGGTCAATACATATTATGATGTGTTTCCTCTGATTCTGCTGACCGATGTTACTCGGCACGGGTTCGAAGGAATCAATCTGCACTATCTTGATACGGAAAAACGAAAATTCTTGTTTGAGTCCATTACCGACAGTTATCCGATACTCAAATCCACAGACCAAATCTCAAATCGAGTGTCGGTAGACTACCGATCACTGAAAAGCAGAAGGCGAATGAGATTTTTCAAGCCTTGCTACAGAAAATACCGATGGGAAGGGATGAAGCGGCGTCCAATACTAGTTCCGTTTCCGTATTGGAAACCGTTTGTTGAAGCAGATACAGGATTCTTCATAGGAAAGCGCAAACCTTCAGTATACCGAGACAGCAACACCAAAATAGCAAGAGGAAACCTATGAGTGGATTTTCACCGTCAACGATTGAAGCAATGATGCAGAGCATCCGCTCTCAGGGTTTGGTGTTTCCAAATCGGTTCGAAGTAATTTTGTACCCGCCTCCCGTGCTGACCAATGCCTTTAGCGTGTTTTCCATGCAAACAATGACGATTCGCTGTGACTCAGTAACGATTCCAGGCAGATCATTTAACACTGTTCCCTATCGGATCTACGGTCCAGCAAGAAATATGCCAGTAGAAATTACTTACTCTGGTGAGATGAACCTGACATACATTCTTTCCGCAGATTTAAGAGAGCGACAGGTTTTTGAATACTGGATGAGTGCCATATCAAATCCAGATGACTATAAGTTTGAATACTACTCATCATATGTGACTACGGCACAGATCAATGTAATCGACCGCTCTGAACGGATTGTTCACACCGCCCTCGTGGAAGAAGTGTATCCGAAAACACTTGGAGATTTGCAAATGGCATACGAGCGGGACAATGAGGTACTAAAGCAGGACATTACGCTGTCTTTCAGAAAATACACACCCGACTACTCTGGAGGTCAAGCGGCACTTGCCACCCAAACAGCGTCAAACCTTCTCGGAGGACTCACGAACTTCATTCCTGGCTCGGGAGGAATACTTCCGTTTTGAGCCTACATAATCTGATTGTTGAAAGGAAACATCATGGCTAAATTGAGTTTGAAAAACACCGAACTACCGCTGTATACGATGACGCTTCCCGTTTCTGGCATCGTGAGCAAGTTCCGACCGTTCATAGTAAAAGAAGAAAAGGTACTGCTGATTGCGCTACAATCAAAAAATCAGCAGCAGATCACCGATGCCATGCACAAGATTGTGCTTGGCTGCACAAACAACACCGTAGATACCAGAAAGATATGTGCGGCGGATGCAGAATACGCATTTTTACAGATACGCTCAAAGTCCATAGGAGAAGAAGCAAAGCCGCGAGTGATTTGCTCAAAGTGCAAGTCAGAAAACAACCTAAAGGTTCGTCTAGACGAATTCACTCTCAAGACTGAAACCAAGAACGAAAACACCAATCACATAATACAGTTGTACGAAAATATTGCGGTAGTAATGCGCTACGCTAGCATTCACGATCTATCGGTTGATCTGAATCCAGTGGATGCCGTGTTTGACATTACCAAAAAGTGCGTGGAATCCATGATTGTGGACGAGCAAGTTTATACACGAAATGACATAGACCCAAAGGAGTTGTCTGACTTCATAGACAACCTGACTCCTATAGAATTCGAAAAACTAACAGCATATTTTGAAACCACACCCAAACTGAACTACGAGTTGCAGTACACCTGTCCGACCTGCAAGGAGAAAGTAAAGGTAAACTTCAAGAACATAACTGATTTTTTCTGATGGCTCTATCTCATAACACACTGTCCTCGTTTTACAGGACAAACTTCGTGCTGATGCAACACCACGGGTACTCTCTGCATGAGATAGAGCAACTGATTCCTTGGGAGAGAGAGGTATACATAAGTTTGCTGATTGACCATTTGAAACAAGAAAAAGAGCGCGCAAAAACGAAAAACCGAAAACAGTGACTTGATATTTGTGTATGAGCGGGGATAACAAATGCCTAACAAGTCACGGAGCAACAAATATCCTAGAAAGGCTGGCTTCAAGCAGCGAAAAAAGGGAGGCGGCAAGTCCGGCTCTTCTGCTCCATCGTCTTTAGAAACGGTTCTTGAAGAAGAAAAGACCGATCCTGTTCTCACACCAGAGGAAAGAAAAGAAGCGGAAAAGACAGTTCAAAAAGAACTCAGTCTGCTTGAGCGTATTGCAAAGGCTAGAGCGGAGAGAGGCATACAGCCAAGCCCACTAGAAACCATAGTAATAGGAACCGAAAGTTCTCCGGGAACACGAGAAATACTACAAGATTTCGTAAAAAATAACCCAACGCTGTTTGATGAAAGCACATCAGAGGGTGCGGCGGCGAGAGAACTATACAATCAAGCGGTCATACTGTCAGAGGCTGCACTCAAAGCAGACCCCGATACAGCAAAGAAACTGTACGGGCGTTTACAATTCATATTGAGTGTGGTAAAGGATCAACAAGGCTCGCAATCAGCGTTGGCTAAAAAACTAGAAGAAACCATAAAGCCCGTACAAGAACAACTAAAAGAAAAAACCACTTTTCAGTCATTTGTTAAAGAACAGTTCAAAGAGTTCAAGCAAACACTTCCCGAGAAACTGTTGGCAGAAATACCAGTGGTTGGTGGTTTGTTGTCTCGTTACGCTCGCAGCAAAAGAGAATCGAAAGAAGACATAGAAGAGTACAGTGGCGGAATGCTAGAAAAAATATCCCGTGGAGGGGTTCGCGGAAGAGGAGAATTGGACTTTGACGGCGCACCAAGCATACGGTCTAATAGAGGCGTTGCAGATGCACTAAAGGACACCGGCGCTGCTCCTGCTTCCGGCGCACCAAGCATACGGTCTAATAGAGGCGTTGCAGATGCACTAAAGGACACCGGCGCTGCTCCTGCTTCCATCATATTCGGGGCTGGTGCTGCTACAGGAATAGATTCCCTTGATCCAGAAAAAAACCCTCTCGGAGCAATATACCAAGAAGTGGTGAGTATCAGGGAAATACTTCAAGGCAAGCAAAGCCCATCCGAAAAGCAGCAGAAAAAAGAAAAGGGAGCATTCGATAGAATACGCGACCTGTATGACAAGATGTTCGCCAAGCCAAAACAAGAAGGCGGCAAAGAAAGTGATGGGGGTGGTGAAGGTGGTGGCTCTGTTGTGCAGGACGCAATAGAAGACAGTCTTTTGAAAAGAGCAGGGCAGTCTAGCACAGGACTTTTCACCGGTCTTGCAACACCGTCCATGTCTGTTGGAGCCGCCGGTGCAGGAACCGTGGCGGCATACGGTCTAGCGGGTGCTGCAATCGGCACGGCTGCTGCTTACGGCATCAACAAAGGCATAGACTCTGCGATGGGATTCAAGGAAGGAGAAGGGCTTGCCGACTATCAAATGCAGGCAAGCACATACAATCCTCTTGAGTTTATGAATGTGTCTAATTACTCCACGAGCGCAGACATTAGCACAAAGGTAAACGAGGATCAGGCAAGAGGCATGAAGCCTGTTGCTCTAGAAGGCATAAAAACCGGACTGTCCACAGCCTCAGATATCGCACGATCCGTAAACAACGGTGTAATGACTCAAGAAGAAGCAGAGGCTGCAATACGAGAAGCACAAACTGGAGAGTCACCCAAATATGATGAAAACTTTCTGCCCTTCTACAGAGATGTGCAATCCGCTTTGGATGAAGCCAAATCGGAAGGAGACATGGTTCCGTACAACAAAAAACTTCCCGAGTTGATGAAACAATACGGATACGACAACGAAACAAAAGATCAACGGTTGGCTTTCCGCAACACAGCAACCGCTGAAGCAGAAGCCGCACCGGCTATTCCGGATCAGTCTGAAATGGCAGACGGCAGCGTTACAACAGTTTCAACAGACAATCCCGCTGGCATGGCTGTGGAACAGGCTGAAGCAGAAAGGCAAGCAATGATCAAGGCACAAGAAGCCGGTTCTGCACCCCAAGCACAGCAAACAACAAACAATACGGCTATTACTAACAAGTCATCCGTAGTTACCAACAATTTTAATGATGACCTGCGAATACGCAACAACGAACCGACCGTGCGCCAAATGCAAAGAGAATCGGTCATGTTGAGCAAGACATAAAAAGAAAGAGGCGCACCGAAGTGCGCCCCTTGCTGCGAAACCGAAGGCTGTCAGTATTTAGTCTTCGCTAGCCAACTTCTCAAAGTATGATAGCGCATCTTCGGTGTCATCGTCATTGCTGACGGCAACCTCCTTGATTGGCTTCTTTGTTGGCTGCGGTGCAGCCTTCCTCGCAGCAGGAACCTCATCCTCCTCCACGGCAGCGCGTTCAGCACCACCCTTTGCAGCAGACTCTGAAACAGTGGCACGGATGTTTCCACCAAGAACCGCCTCAAGACGAGCCTTGAGTTCATCGTAGGACTTGAAGTTCTTGGGATCGGTGAACTCCTTCAACGAGTGCTGCGTCTTCCACATCTTCTCAAGCGCAGAGTCATCGCCTCCAAGCAGGGGAGAGGGGACAGCGAACTCGCTCTTGTCAAAGTTCGCGTAACCGTCCACCTGACGAATCTTCAACTTGAAGTTTGCGCCCGTCCAAAAGTCAAACGGGTTCATGGGCTTCTCGTCTTGGAACTCAGGATTCATTGCGCCCTGAATCTTCTCAAAAATCTTCTTGCCGTACTTGAACAGGAACACCTTGCCCTCGTTCTGCGGGTTCTTTGGATCAGAAATCACCAGCACATTGCTGATGTACGACAGCCGCCGCTTGCGGTCACGGGCAATTGCCTTGTCCTTGTCTGAACCGCTCTCCCACAGGAGATTGTTCATCTCAGACACCGGATCCTTCAGCCCGATGGTGGTCAGCGAGTTCTCAATGTACCAGCCACCTGGACCACGGAAACCGTGGCTCCACACACGCGCCCACGGCAGATCCTCGCCATCGGGTGCGGGCAGGAAGCGGATTTCGGCGTAGCCGTTGCCGGTCTTGTCGGTTTCAGCCTTCCAAAAGCGGTCGTCCTTGTATGATTCGGACTTCTTCGCCATCTTGTCCATCTCGTGGGCAAGCGACTGAAACGAGTTCTTGGAAGCAGTCTTCAGGTCTTTGAATCCCATGCGTATCTCCTTGGTTGTGTACGATGTGTACGGTGTATGAAGTATGTGTGACAAACAGATCAGTCACGACTATGTAGGCTAGTATAGCACAAGCCTCTGCCGTGTCAAACAGGAAGTCGGGATTTCTTGGGGAGCAGATTCAATTCCTGCCCTTCAGCCTTGATTTTTTCAATGATTGGCTTATTCAAGAACTTGGCTGCGACCTGCGGTTCTATTCCGTACCGCTCACACACTGCTATTACCGCATCAATGTACGAAACCTCGTACTTCTTGACATGGTTTTCTACTTCTTTGGGAAATCTGATGTTGTTGATGTCCATATTTGCCTTGTTCTCTGAAGTATACATAGAGGGGTATCCTTATTTAGTCTTTAAGCCCAAGACCACCAGCGGAGAAGCCAATGGCAGCGACCAGCGACAACTACACGATTGTTACTAGTGGCATTACTTATACCATAGCCAGCGATTATGTCAAGCCCTCTGGTGGCGAAACTGCCCATTTTCAGTTGGTCAAAGTGGCATTCGGACCGGACAACACAGCAAACTATGTAAGCGGCACGAATCCCCTTCCGGTAGGTCTGTGTGGTGCATGGGGTCGCTACGAATATTTGGCTCCGTCTGGCTATTACAGCCTCGCGTCAACTATTGTCGGGTTTACTGGCTCTGCTGTGCTGGTTGAGGGAACAGACAGTGGAAAAGTAGGCATCACGGTTGGCTCTCTTGAAGTATACGGCACGGACATTGATGTAAGAAATCTGTACGGTGGAAGCGTTGGATCTGCTCTAGGCATAACCGCTGGTGGAATCACTATTGATTTTGTGGCTGTGCAGGGTCTATGCGGTGGTTATCCAGTAGGAGTAACCTTTAGTGGAACACTGCCTGTATCGGTAGCGGCTTTCTCTGATCTGGGTGTGTTTGGTGTTTCGGGTGCTACCGCAATTGGTGTTACCTTTGGAACAGTAAACATTCGGGGGCTGACAGCAGCAAGCGACACAATAACGGTCTATGGCGGCGGAACCGCGTCAACAGTTTCGGTTGGTCTTTTTGGATTCACCGGCACATCAACAGAAGCCCTGTATTCCGAGAACAACGCTCTAAATGTAAACATAAAGTCTTCTGCGGGAATAACCATAGAGGCACTAAATCTTGATATACGAAACCTTGACTACACCACCGACACGGTTACGGTAGTTGGTCAGGGTGCAGTGGATGACGCAGCACGGTCAACCGTACCCACATACATCAATGCACTCATTTCAGATGGAAGTCTTGATCGAATTGGTGGAGTGACTGGAGCCGGTTGGTGCGGTGCTGCTCTAAATGCTTACTTGGTGAACAGCGGCATTACTTTCACCGTGAACGCAAACGCAACATTCAGTTCAAATGTGGGCATAACCGCCACCTACGCAGGAGCAGTTCCTGTTCAGGGTAGCAACGAAGCGTCATATGGTGTTTGGGTTACAGGCAGCACAAGTGGTGGTCCGATCACGATTCAAGGTGCTTGTAGTGGTGGAAACCTGTCTGTTGTTGTAACGGACTTCACCACACAGACAAACACCATAAACACATCGGTCGGGCAGGTCAAGAGCAACACAGACTTTTTGCCTGCCTTGAAGAAGGCTCTATACGCAGACACGGTTTCCGCCAGTTTCACAGACTATCCAGACGGTTCATCCATATACACACTCATAAGAGATGGTGTTGTGGCAAATACTCAGTCTGTAAAGAATTCTGTGATACCGAATGGAAACCCGCACACAACACAGAGTTCTTTGGCTGTCAGTGTGATAGGTTTCAAGCAGCAACCTGCTTTCATGTCTAGAACTGGTTTGGCTACGAATAGCCCACAGAACCTGACGGCGTTCAGTGCAGCCGCAGGATACACCTGTGCAAACGGTGTACGCATCAAGGCTTCTCGTATTGCTACAGGTGCAAACGCATCACAGAACGAAATCATGTGCGTGATTTCCGAAGCCGATGCTGCTGTGTACGGTGCATCAGCAGGAACTGCATCGTATGTACTGTATCACGGTGACGAGATGTTCTTTGAAGTTGACAACATCAACAAGATCAAGGTGTTCTACCCTTCGTATTCAGCCTCGTTTGCTCCTCACAACACGGGGACAAGCATGACCTTCTCCTTCTACGCTTCTTGACGGCTAACCCTTCATATGAGTTTCAAAAACCAACAAAACTGGAACGGGTTCAACGAATCTTTGTTGACAAACCAAGTTTCAGTTACTGTGTATGTTGATGTAAAAGACACTTACATCACCAATACTCAAGAAAATGAATTGGGATTTCAAGTATTCGACAACAAAAAACAGGATTTCATTTCTATACAAGAAAGCACAGATCCCATTTCAAACATACCAATAGATGATGGATCTGTGATATCCGAATTGACAGTGGGAGATGGAATAGGAACCAGTCCAGGAAGAAATCGACCTTCCGTGCCAGGTTCGGCAGATTGCCAAGCAGCAAAAGATGCACTGTTTAATATTGAGCAAGAACAGTGGGATGAGTACAACAGAAAAGCAAAAGAAGAATGGTTAAACTATCTGAATTGCAGGGCAGCAGCAAAGCAAAAATTTGCAGATGACCTACGGCAGTGGTACACCTTGTGTGGTGCGCTTCACGGAAATCCACTAGATCCAGATTGGAACCCAAAAGACTTTCAAAGAAAGTTCTTGCCACCAGCACCACAAGGACCCGGAAGAGGATTGAACGATCCGTGCTATGTTTCGTTTTGCGCTATCGTGGAGGAGTATGTGGGTGCTGTTGGTGGCGATGATGTTTGTGAATACGCACCAGATCCAAATGTCGATCCGTTTCAAGACAAATTCGGAGCGTGCAAAGACGCACGATGCGAACCAGGTGGAAGTTGTCGCCAAAAATTCAACAGTAAGGTTGGCGGTGGCTTTCACATTAATTGGGGTGAGCCAATTGACCCAGATAATCCACAAGATAATCCACAACCATTACCTGACATAAATCCAGATATCTTTCCAAATCCAATATACGAAAAGGGTAACGATCTTGATTACGATGATGCAGTCTCGCCTAAACAATGTGATGTTGGGAAAAAATGCAACGATATAGGGATGATGATGTCTTATTGCTGTAGAAAGCCCATGATTGAAGCAGCAAGATACTGTAGGAGTCTTGAGGGTCCGCCTTTGGAAAGTATATACAAATGTGCAGAAAGAAAGTATCAAGCACAGGTGGAAACCAGCAATTGCCAAGCAGCACTGCTTGAAGATTGGTGTGAAAACAATTCATCTATTTTTGACCGAGGTGCGTGTCTTAGCCGACTCGCAGGAAAAAACCAAGAGGATTTCTATTCGTGCAAGGACGCGGCAAAGCGTTGGTATGAGTGGAAGAAATCAACAGCAACATCTCCTATAGAGCAAGATGCAATAGATTCTGAATACCGCGAGAGATTGAAACAGTGCCTCAACAGACATCCGTTTGAAGGCAACGATGAGTGGCGAAGAATTCTTGATGTTGAAGAGGCATAATATGGCAGATCCTATTTACAGCAACAAAACCCAATTCAACACAAGACAGTATATTCGTGTAGGTACGACATGGGAAGGAAACTATCGTGGTGTGTTGATTTTGTCTCCAAAAAGTCAAATTGAAAATACTCTGTCCACAATTGTTGGATACAGTGCAGGAGTAAATTACAGCATCAATAATTGCACACTGAGTTTGACTGCCAAAGGCGGTTTTGTTAATGTACCAATGTATGCCTTTATGCTTCCCCTAACCACCAAAATTGACGAAAGCATGACATGGTATTCCCCATCGACAAGCACGGGAGAAACATTTGAAAACGAAGGTGGTGATATTGAACCGTATTCATCTCAAATAACATCTACAGGAAATTGGTCAGGAAACACAATATCGTTTGACATAACGCCATACATGAATTTGTGGAACGGAAGCGAATCGGATACTCTTGGAATAGTCATAACAGGTGTTGAATCAAGCAGTAGTGAACTGCACACCTATTTCTATTCATCCGAAGCCACCACACCGCTAACAGGCGGAAAACTCCTCACGAACTGCAAATTCTTGGGGGGTGGAGACACAAACACAGTGTCCACCGAAGGCGTTCGGATAAAAATAGAAAAGTCCGGTGCGTATCACGCCATTTCTCTTCAAGACACTGCACCATCAGGCAGTCTGTATTGGAGCATTTTCAACGCATCCGTATCAGTGGGAGACACATTTGCCATGTTCTCACCTGACACAGAGCAAAAGTTGTCTCTAGGAACAGTGGTATGCACCATACAAGACAAAGTGGGATCAGACTTGTCTGCTGCAATTGTGGTTTCTGGAATTTCTCTCGGAACAGAGACTGTTTACCACACCACAGCGGAGTTTTCAGCCACATCAACCATCCCGAGTGGTCAGGGAATAATAGAGTTTGCTGAACCAGACAGCAAACTACTGTTTGACCTATCAACTTTCGCAAAAAATGATCCCGTGTATGTGAGTTACAGGGCAACAACATCACCAAACAACTCAAAGTCGTTCACTTTGAATTTTTACGCAGACGAAACCACAAAAAACGGGCGTGCCAGACTGTATCTGAACGAGCCAACTGTTTCAGAAAACAGAATCGGACTCAATACAGAAATAAAACCACAAGGCGTACAGCCAAAGGTAACACTGGCTCTGCTAGTTTAAGCCTTCGGTGGCTGATTGTCTTGAGTAGTTCCAAACGGAACCAAGTTGTTCAAAAATTCTTGCCGCTTTTTGCAGGCTTCACAAGGCTTTATGCCTATTGCACTAGTCATTTTTGCAACAACATCTCCAATTCCTCGCATCTTGGCGCAAGACGAGCAACCCCCGCTGCTCTTACCCTGTAAAGCATCACTGATGCCCTTCTTTTTTGGCGTATCACTCATGGCGGAATCCTCCACCCGTATTTATGACGGCTGAAGAGATCCTTGTGAACGCTTGCGGCGGTCTTCACGCTTGGCAGCAGCATATAGCCCCTGCGTGAATCCGCAGTGCTTGCCGTCATCGTAGCCCCGAGCGTAGCCGATGCGATACAGTTTCAGCAGAGCCGCGACAAGCGCAGCCCCTACTCCAATGGCGTATGATGTGAGTTCTAGTGTTTCCATGCCCTATGTTCATCTGTGCGTTTCTTGAACTGTTCCTTAACAAAGCCGCCTATCGGATTTGAACCGATGACCTGTTGATTACAAATCAACT